CTTTTCTAACATTGTCGAAATTTACCAAGACGGTTTTGCTGGAAGCTCAACGGAGTTAATTGCCAGCGAGCAGCCAGCGACGCACAAATACGAGCGCGAAGACAACGAGGACATTACCACGCCGATAATGTCCACGACGTTTACGATTTCTTTTTACTCAACGGAAAACACCGACTTTCGAAATTTCTTTAGTTATTCCGACCGCGAGTTTTTAGTTGTGCATAAATTCGAGGGAAATGTTGTCTTTAAAGGCTACTTACTAAACGACATTACTGGCGAGCCATTTCAAGACCCTCCTTACCCTGTTATAGTAACGGCAACGGACGGATTGGCGCAACTTAAAGAAGTGGATTTGGTTGGACCAAGCGTAGACACAGAACTTGGCAGCCTAATTTTTGAGACGTTAAACCGCTTGGAGTTAGACTTGGACATTGAGGTTTGCAATGATCTATATGAGGGCCTTGTTATGGATAACACAAAGTCCATATTTGACCAAGCGGCTGGCGAGCAATTACTAGTCCAAGACTTTACTTTTGACGAATTAGCAATAAACGCCTACGATTTCTTACTAGAAATTTGTCGCAGTTTTGGCTGGATTTTGCTACAAAAAAACGGGCGTTGGTTAATTCAGCGACCAATTGCTAGAAACATTGAGGGGACCATGATTTATGTACATAGCTACGTTGATGGGTCAGTTATTGAAAGTTATCCTAATAGCACAAGCGCGGCCATTCAAAGTTGGCAAGCGGTTAACGTTCCAATAAATAATTTTAGAGATATAACTTACGGGAAAGGCTTATTTGTAGCCGCGTTTTCTACAATTTCGTATTCACCTGACGGAATAAATTGGACCAATGTTTCAGGTTCTTATCAAATTTCTTACGTTACTTTTGGAAATGGGATTTTTGTTGGAGTTGGTTTTTCTAATGTTGGATCGCCAGGCGTTCCAACTGGTTTTGCTGCTACCTCGCCCGATGGAATAAATTGGACCGCTAGAACTCCAGCGGCTAATAATTGGTGGCAAGCCGTAGCCTATGGAAATGGTTTATTTGTTGCGGTTTCAAGAACTGGAACAGGCAATAGAATAATGACCTCGCCCGATGGAATAACTTGGACGTCAAGAAATAGCGGAAACAGTCCCGAATTTAGCGGGGTTGCCTACGGAAATGGTATTTGGGTTGCAATTGCAAGCACAGGTACTGGCGGATTAACTTATACGTCTGCCGATGGAATAACTTGGACAGAGCGCGCAACGGCTTTTGGCAATGAGTCTATTTATTTTGCAAATGGCAAATTTGTAACTGGCTCTTATTATTCAACAAATGGATTAAGTTGGACAATTGCAATAAATGGCTTTAATCCTTTGGCAATAACTTACGGAAACGGCTTTTTTGTTGGGGTTATTAGTAGCGGAGTAAATAGGTTTTATTATTCAGCAGATGGAATAACTTGGACGGCAACTCCAGCGGCCTCAAATGCAACTTTTGAATCTATTGCTTTTGGTGAAAATACTTTTGTCGCTGGCGCGACGAGTGGAACTGATCTAATTAATATTAATTATTTTGAAGGTTTTCAAAGCGAAATAATTGGCGACCAAGAAACCGCAAACACAACTTGGATTCCTGTTGGAGGCGACCAGCTTTTGCAATACCAAAGGCCAATTAAAAAGTTAACTGTTAAACAAGGCGGCTTGGGTCAGTCAATAATTACAAATGGCGAAAGCTTTAACGAATCCAGCTGGTTTCTTGAGGGACCTTATAAACCTTTTGATTGGACCATAACGCCTGATCCCGACTCGACAGTTATCCAAATTTTTCCCAATAACATTCCAGCGCAAAGCGGTTACGACGACGAGCAAGGCGTTTCTTGGGATATTCGATTTATGGCAAACGGCGAAGAAACAGACGAGCCGATAACATCAAAGCCAATTTTCTTAGACTTTGCTGGATTAAGTTTGGATTTAGAGGTTGATATTAATTATTCGACTTTAGCAAGCGGTTTGGCTATTGCTTTAAAGCACGTTGATAGCAGCGGAACAACTAGGTACTTAGGAACAAGTATTGTTGGCTCTTTAAATCTTTTGGCGTGGGACGAGGCTTATAATACTTTTGTTTTTTATTCAACTAAAGACGACGACACAAGAAAGTTTAAACTGTCTTCTTTTGTTTTGCCAACGGCTGGATTTTTGTCCATTGAACTTAAGTTTTTTGGGGAGACTGGCAGCGCGGTTGTAACTGCGGCAAAGATAATTCCAACCTTTGAAGGTAAGCGAAACCCAAGCGAAGTAACAAAGATTTACGAGACGGCCCGAGCTTATACTAGCTTGCGAGACGATACGTTAAGGTTTAGCGATCTAGCAATTACCGCCTCTAAAAATTGGCTTAAAGTTGGCGATTTACCAGCCATTGTATTTGTCGAAAAGTCTTTGGCGTCAACGCCTGGCATTATTCAAGTGCCAAGTGGAGCCGTTACCCAGGTAAACAGATTAACCGATACTTTAGGGTCGAATACTTTGGACTTTACTGGCGGCGTTGTTAATGGTCAGTATCAACGACAATATGTGGCGGCAAGCGGATTTACTATTTCAAGTACTTTTGTTTTGGTAAATAGTTTGTCGGGAACAATTCCAACAGGCTCGGCAGTTTTGCCAATTGTTACAACTATTTCCAGCCAACAAAGAAATTTAACGGTAACCTTTGACGATTATGATTATACAGGCGAGGCAAACGTACAAATTCAAGTCTTTTTAAAAGACTCTAATTCCAACGATTACCAGGTATCAACATTCCTTTTGCAAGTAAATGCAAACGGCTCAATTACCTATTCGCAAACAAACATAAGCTTTGAAAACCAAGCTTTACTAGGAGGCTATTCGCCACGCTTGCGCGATTGTTACGCGCGTAATGTGTTGACTATATACAACGCTTTAAGCTATCGCCTAGAGGGCTCATTTAGACGCAAGGGCGACACGTTTGGAAATGGTTATATAGGTACTCAATTAAAATATATTGGATTCGAATATACCGTAACTTTACAAGTCATAGGCTGGGAGTATGACTTGGCAAGTCGAGTGGCAAGAATTACCTTTGGACAAGTACCGACGGCGTACGTTTACCCAATAAATTAATTATGGCAAATAGACGGTTTATAGATTTTCCAATTGCGGCAAGTGTTGGCGACAACGACATTGTTTTAATTTGGCAAGACGGTTTAAACAAACAGACCACAAAGGCGACGCTTTTGCAAGGCTCACCAAGTAGCCTAGCTGGATTAACCGACGTTGACATTGCGGCTTTAACCAATGGTCAGATTTTGCAATACAATTCCACAACTAGCAAATGGGAGAACGTAGATAGAACAGACATAAATTTAAGCCAGCTCGGAGACGTTACAATTGTGGCGCCAGCAAACGGTCAGGTATTAGTTTATAATTCGTCAACCTCTAAATGGGAAAACTCTAGCGCTGGTTATGTGCCTTATACTGGCGCCGTTACTACGGTTAATTTAGGGGCACAATCCATTTTGGCTGGATCATTTGTAAAAGCTGGCGGAACATCTGCACAATTTTTAAAGGCGGACGGATCAGTTGATTCTAGTACCTACGGGACTGGTACTGTCACCTCGGTTGCGTTAACTATGCCGACCGCGTTTAGCGTGGCAAATAGTCCAGTTACTACGACTGGGACTTTAGCAGTTACGGCAACGGGCACGACCTCTCAATACATTCGAGGCGATGGCTCTTTGGAAACTTTTCCAGGATTGACAGGCTTTGTACCTTATACAGGCGCAACGGCAGACGTTAATTTAGGAGCTTTTGATTTATTGGCAGAACGTGGCACGTTTGAAAATAACGGCTCGAGCAATACGCTAACTGTTAACCATACAAGCGGCAGCGGTTACGGAATAATTGTAACTAAAGGCGGAAACAATGAGGCTTTATATGTAAGCAAAACAAGTGGCAGCGGAAACGCAATGACCGTTGTTGGCGGCCGTACCTCATTGGTTGACCTTGCATTGTCTAGCGTTACCAATACCGCTGGCGATTTTTTAACGCTTAGCGGTGGGGTTGTGCATAAAAGAACGGCGGCACAAACATTGACCGATATAGGCGGTCAAGCGGCTTTGACTAACCCAGTAACGGGAACAGGAGCAAGCGGCCAAGTTGCATATTTTACAGGGACATCGGCAATTAGCAGCGAGTCCAATTTATTTTGGGATGCTACAAACGACAGGCTTGGAATTGGCACAAATACATTTGGCGAAAAATTATCCGTTTATGGAAGTGCTGGTGCAGATTCTTTTGGATTCTTTTCAGGTGGTTCAGGAACTACATTGGCTGGAATTAAAATGGGTAATGGCGGTAATATTTATGGCTCATTATATTTTGATAATGGCAGTAACGATGTAATATTATTCCAACAATTTACATCAGGTAATTTAAGACTTGGCACTAATTCAACCGAAAAACTTCGCATTTTTTCCGATGGCAACGTATTAATTCAAACAGGAGGTACATTTACAAACGCTGGCTATAAACTAGACGTTAACGGAACTGGGCGGTTTACTGGGCAATTAACTGGGCCAAGTGGTGCAGTGACTGAAAGTAAATTTAATTTTATTGGTTATAACAATTCTTACGGAGGTATAAGCGCAAACACGGGATTTAATACAGATTATAATTCCGTTTCTATTTATTCAAATTTTAATGCTGCAAGAAATGGACAAGGAAATGCAAGTAATCCCTCTTGGATATTAGATTTAGGAGGTTCAACACCAAACCAAGATTCGTTTAGTATTTTTAGAAGTCCAGCTGGAAGTTTTACATTTTCTAATTTATTTAAAATATCCTCCACAGGTGCAGCTACGTTTAGTGGAACAGGTGATGATATTGTAATAATTGGCAAAGCTACTGCATCACAAAATGCATATTTACAATTAAATGCTGGTAGTGCTGCAAATGCTTATATAAATAGTATTGGAAGTGGTAATTTAATTTTAGGAGCAAATGGAGCAGCAAGCAATCATTTAAATATTACCTCAGGCGGCAACGTAGGCATCGGCACGGCTAGTGTAACTACTGGCAAACTTGTAGTAAAATCAGGTGAATCTAATTCAACAGGTATTGTTTTAGAAAGACAGGCTAATACGGAAAAATTAGTAAATATATTTTCTGAAACGGCAGATGGAAAAATTGCAATAGCATCAGGAACAACTAGAACAATATTTTTAGATTCTGTTGGCGCATCTTATTTTACAGGGGGCAATTTACTTGTTGGAACCGCAACAAACGGAGCAAGTAAATTAAGATTAGTAGGTTTGCCAACCTCGTCCGCTGGATTGTCTAGCGGTGACGTTTGGAGCGACTCAGGAACTTTAAAAATTGCATAACTTTAAAACAAAAAATATCATGAAATCTATCGAGCCAATAACAATTTGGAAAAACGGCGAAAGCCAAGAGGCTAATTTGCTAAACGCCTACATTATTAACGACAACTTGCAATCGTCTTGCTCTTTTTACTATTCTCTTTGTGCAAGCGGCGAAGGGACTGAATTAATGCCTTTGGTAATTGGTCAAACTCTTGCCGAGGGTAACATTACAATGGACGGAGAAAACTATTCAGCATGGGACGGCGACAACGATTATGCCTTTACCTATATTGCCGAAAAATTAAACCTTACACTTATATGATTGTAAACCTAGCAATTGCCTTGACTGACATCGAAGGCAACAAAATCACAAACGAAAACGGCGAGTTTATGTACTTGTCTAAAATGGTCGGAAACGCTTTGTTTTCAGCTGAAGAGAAAGACGACCCGATAAGAATTTACGAGCTGGCAAAGAAAATTTACTATTCTGATGGCGACGTTGAGCTAAGCAAATCGGACGCTGATTTAGTTAAGGAAAAGGTCAAGGCCAAAGGCTTTACTGTGCTTGTTTTAGGGCCGCTTTACGAGGCTTTAAAGGAAAAGTAATGTTAGTATACCATTAACAATTTAGAAGGCTAGAAATAGCCTTTTTTTATTCCCCTATAAATGACTTATTTTTACTAAACGAAAAGCAATTAAATGAAATGAATATTTTCCAAAAGGACGAAATTGGCTTACCATCCACGGTTGCGGCAATCCTTGCAAACGTGTTTCAAAGTCTGGATTTAATGAATGTAAATATTTTCCTAACGGTAATTATTTCTTGTTTGTCAATCGTTTGGCTAGTATTCAAAATCAGGAACGAGAAAGCATTATTTGATAAGCAGAAAAATGAAAAAGGGGAGTAACTCAAATTTAAAGCCAACCTCTTTTGGCAAGCGTAGAAACGGAAAAGCTAAAAAGGCTTATTCCAAGAGTGAGCAAAAACCAAAAACATATAAAGGGCAAGGACGATGAACAAGTTTTTTACATGGGCAAAGGGTTTTCTTTCCGAGCATGGGCAAGCATCGAGCAAAAGGCTTGTTGGTGTCCTTACTGCAATTGCTCTTTGTTGGACTTTGTATTTTAATCCTAACGACGCTCTTGTTTATTCCGTGGCTGCATTAAGTGCGGCCGCTTTAGGTATTACGGCAGCGGAAAAGATATTTAAAAAACCAACAGATAAAAATGAAAATCAGTCCTAACCTAAATTTAGCCGAAATAACCAGGAGCGACACGGCCAAGCGCCAAGGCATTGACAACACGCCAACCGCCGAGCATTTGGAAAATTTTAAGTTACTAGCGGACAAAGTTTTTGAGCCAATACGAGAGCATTTTAAAACGCCTATTTTTATTTCTAGCGGTTACAGATCAAAAGCATTAAATGATTTTATAAAAGGTAGCGCAAGCTCGCAGCATTGCAAAGGCCAAGCCATTGACATTGACATGGACGGCAGTAACGGCGAAGTTACCAACCGCATGGTTTTTGATTACATTAAAAACAAGCTAGATTTTGACCAGCTTATTTGGGAGTTCGGTACGGATTTTAATCCCGACTGGGTCCACGTCAGCTATGTTAAAAAAGGCAATCGAAAGCAAAAGCTTAAGGCCGTTCGGTCGGGAGGCAAAACAACCTATATACCCATTTGATGGAAATCAAAAAAATCTCGAGGAATTTGCACCAAATTAACCTCGACCAAACACAGTCTAAAATTGCTTTATTGTCAGATATCCATTGGGACAATCCCAAATGCGACCGAGAGAAATTAAAGCGCCATTTAGACTACTGCAAAGAGCAAGAAATGCCCATCTTTATCAACGGCGATTTCTTTTGCCTCATGATGGGGAAATATGACCCTAGACGAAGCAAAAAAGATATTTTACCCGAACATAATAAAGCCAATTACATAGACGCAGTAATTGAGGACGCGGTTGAGTGGTGGTCGCCTTACGCTCATTTATTAACTGTTATCGGTTACGGTAACCACGAGACAGGTATAATAAAGCATTTAGAAACGGACCCATTGCAAAGGTTTGTCGACTTGCTAAACTACACGAACAAAACGAGCGTATATGCTGGGGGTTATGGGGGTTGGCTAGTGATTAAAAAGCAACTAGAAACCAACACTTTCATGACAAAAAATTTAAAGTATTTTCATGGAAGCGGCGGAGGTGGTGTTGTAACAAAGGGAGCAATTAACTTGACAAGGGCGCTAGAAATGTATGAAAATATGGACGTTTTTATTATGGGCCATATACACGAAAATTCAAGCCGTAACGATGCGCGAGACACAATCCAATACAATCCAGGTAAACATTACCACGAGTTAATACAGAAACAAATTCACCTAGCAATAACTGGAGCTTACAAGGAAGAATACGAGGACGGTTTTGGTGGCTGGCATATTGAAAGAGGCGCGCCAATTAAACCAACTGGAGGCCGCATTTTAACCTTAGAGGGTCGACGAATTAGAACGAAGGATATTGATAATTGGGAAATGCTTGTTGACAGTTGTAAATTTCCGTTATGAAAGCAATACTTGAATTTTATTTGCCTGAAGAAAACGACGATTTTCAAGCGGCAATAAACGGCCATAAATACAAAGGCGCTCATTGGGAGTTGGACCAGCTTTTACGTTCTGAAATGAAATACAAAGAATTATCGGAGGACACTTACAAAGCGTTTGAATTTTGCCGTAAAGAATTAAGAAAAATATTAGAACAGGACAACCTTTTTATTGAGCAATGAAGGAGTTACTAGACGATGAGCGCATACGAATTGCAATTGTTTCGTTTTTAATTGGCGTTTTGCTGGCTTTTGTAATTTTTCCAAGACCTGAAAGCGAGACCGTATACAAGTTTGAAACCGTGACAAAAACGGACACTTTGATTGTCGACAAAGTGGAGACGGTTTACATCCCTAAAACAAAGATAAAAACCGAGGTTTTAAGGGACACAGTACTTGTCAATTTTAAGCCACAAATTAGCCAGTTTAACGCGTCATTTCCTTTTGAGTATGGAAGTACCAACGTAAGCGGCGAAGTACTTGGAGAGGTGCTAAAAATGACCGCAACAAGCGATTTTAAAATACCAGTTGTAACCAACACGATTACCAACACCGAAACCAAGACAATTGTCCAAAAACCGAAAGGGATTTACTTGGGCGCTGGCGTTAATTCATTGATCCAGCCTAGCGCGTCGGTTAGCTATCTAGATAACAAATACATTTTTCAATATCAATTCCAGCCTTTGGAAAAATTACATACAGTAAGTGTAAGTAAAAAGTTATTCTAAAGGTTTATAAAAGTTCCCAATTTGTAAACTTAGAGGTTGTTATTCGGTAAAAATCCTAATTGCTTGTTACCTTTTTACATAAATCCGTAACAAAAATCGACAATATTTGGGACCAACCGTCGACATTTTGGCGACATTTGCATGAATTTTTACTAATTGTGGCAGATTCGCCCTATTTAGGTTTTACAATTTCTTTAAGCTGATCCCAAACGTTTTGCGCATTATCGCCCCAGTACATTTCACATTTGCCGTCCTTAATTGGTGAATTAATAAAAAACGATTGCATATACTCGCTTGGCTTTGCAGTAAAGCGGTAACACTTTTCTTTCTGGGGACAATTTGTCCCTGGGCACATGGTGATATCAGGACTCATTATTGTATGTATTTAGGCGTTTTATTGCACTTTTGTCCGATTTATACGGCATTGCATATAAAAATAGCCGTTAATGCGTAGTATATCTTCCATTTTATACCCTTTTTGTAAACTCTAGTTTACTTTAAAGGCAAATCTTTATCAATAATGCCATGAGCAATCCAATACCAACCAGCGTTGGGGTCATTCTTAAAAGTCTTTTTCTCGTCATAATATTGCTGGAATGATTTGTAAGCATCGCCAAAAGTGTATTGGCTACTTTTGTATTTAGATCGTCCTTTTTTTACTAGCAATCCATCGGCAAACAAAACATAAAATTCGTTTTCCTCGACCGCCTGGTTAAACTCCAAGTATTGCATCCACCAATCTACTGGTTTTCGGTTTTCGTCTAGCACCTTAGATGCTATGCCGTAGCCAAACGGATTTATAATTTGGTCCTCATTCATGCCGCAAGATAAAAGCATAAAAATTAAGACTAAAACAAAAGATTGCGTTTTGATTAAAATATTTTTAGAAATTGTTTTGAATCATAGAAATAAGTAATAATTTCGGGTATACGTTTAACAAACATACCTATGGGAAAACTATTTAACGATTCTGAAATGTACCTCGACCAAGAGGTGCTATTCTTTTACGAAGGCGAAGAGTATTGCTGGACTGGCCATTACGAGATCAAGCAATGCGGCGAAGAGTCCGACTGGGATTACTGCGGCGACTCTGAGATTGAGGTTGAAATTGAGACAACTAAGTCAATAACAAAGTTTAACGAAGAGACCAACGGCTGGGACGAGGTAACGCCTACCAACTCCCTCATTTACGAATTAGTAATAAATATTGAACGCAACCTTTAAACAACAAACACCTATGAAAGAATTGATTTTAATCCAAGCGGAGTTAAAAGCTCCCAAAAACCAGTATAATTCCTTTGGGAAATATAAGTATCGGTCCGTCGAGGATATACTTGAGGCGGTTAAACCGTTGCTTTTAAAATACGAATGCACGTTAATAATTGAGGACGAGGTTAAAGAGGTTGGCGGCATTGTTTTTATTGAGTCAACCGCTAGCATACAAAAAGAAGGCGAGGGCAGAATGGAAGGCCGAGCGGTAACGGCCCAGGCTGGCATCGACATTAACCGCAAAGGTATGGACGTGGCCCAGTCGTTTGGATCGTCGTCTAGTTACGCTAGAAAGTATGCTTTAAACGGTTTGTTTTTGATTGACGACACAAAGGACCCCGACTCGACAAACGACCACGCGCCAAAAGTTGCAGCGGTTGTAAAGCCAAAGCCAACGGACGAGCAATTTGCATTTATAGTTAAATACCTTAACGGAACGGACGCCCAGCAAAAGCAAGCTAAAGAGGCGATAACTAAATACGAATTTACACAGGATCAAAAGGACACTTTAGACGGATTAATATAATGATGAATCTTTACGAAATAACAAGAGACGCCCAAGAGTTAGCCTTTCTATTGGAAACCGAGGAGTTGACTCCTGAACTGGAGCAAATGCTGGTAATAAACCAAGAGCAACTCCAAGCCAAGGCTGGCAATTACGCCAAGGTTATTGCAAATATCCAAAGCGATAGCGACGCGATCGACCAAGAGATTAAACGACTAAAGGCAATGAAAGAAAGCAAAGACCGAGCTATTACAAGGCTCAAAGACGCGCTAAGAGAGGCAATGCTAGTAAGTACAATCGATAAGATAGAAAGTCCTTTATTCAAGCTCTCTTTACGCCGTAGCGAGTCGGTCGAGGTCGACATTGTGGAGGCTTTACCTAGCGAGTTTATAAATATTAAAAACGTGGTAACCGCTGACAAGGTCGCAATCAAAGAAGCCATCAAACGCGGCGAAAATATTATTGGCGCAAGAATAATCGAAAACTTTAACCTACAAATCAAATGAGAAACTATTTGTATTTAGGCAAATTCATCCAACGCCCTGGGGACCTAGCGCCCAGGGGCGTGGCCTCCACCTACAATGAAGAGAAATTACCTTTTAACGAAACATTCGAAAGATTATGGAATTTGATGAAGTAATGATTAAAATTAAAGCGCTTTACCTTGAAGGTTTAACGCGCAAGAAAATTGCTAATGTTGTTGGACTAGATCAGCAAAAAGTAGGGTATTTGCTTTATACTAAAATGAGGTTGCACGAGCTTTACCCTCGAAAGTTGATGGACGAGAATATATTCCAAATTCTCACGGATCACCAAATAAGCAGAATTTTAACTTTGGCAACTTATGGCTATGATTGCCGAGAAATAGCAGAGGATCAAAACTTGGAATTTCGCAAGGTTAAAAAGTTGCTAGACGTTGCAGAATCAAAAAACATGATTGAGAAAAAAGTATAAATTCTTTTTTATTCCTAAGATTCTTTTAATATTTGTTAAACATTTAAACAAACACCAATGAAAAAAGCAGTTAAAGTAATCGGAAAAATTATTTACACAGTCTTGGCGTTGTCGCCAATCTTTGCGCTAGGGTATATGCTCGGCTTAAAATTATTGTAAACACCTAAAACCAAACTCTTATGGAAACGATTAAAATTAAAACCACGCATTTTGTAGATACGGAATTTAATATTCCAAAGTACTTTAAAATTATGCATCACTACCAAATGATTTTGGACGACCAAAATTACTTGTTTGTCAAGTGTAGTTTAGAAAATTCATTACTTGTTTTTCCTGAAATTTCAATTCATCCAATTAGCTATTCTGCTGGTCGCTGGTACGACGAAACGATTAAACAGGAATTAATTCCAATTAGCGAGCAAGAGTTTAAAGACGAGTTTACAAAAGCAAGTGTTGAACTATTAAACTATTTGAATTGATGGAAAGCACAGACTCTCAAAATGCGCTTATCAAGGGATGGCTTTTAAACGGCTATTCCATAACGCAGCTGGAGGCAATTACCCAGTTTGGATGTCTTAGGCTGGCCGCTAGGATTGCTAACCTTAGAGATAAGGGTTTTAATGTAGAAACCGACATGGTTACGCTAGAGAATGGAAAAAGAGTTGCACGATACTTTATAAAACGATGACACCTAAAGAAAAAGCTATTGAAATTTATACTAAAATGTATAACGAGGTTTATAACTCTTATGGAACTGATTTTGTCGCAAAGCAATGCGCTTTAATAGCGGTTAATGAGGTTATAAATTCTCTTGAATGTTTTGCAGAATCTGACGACTGGAAGCAAGTTAAAGAAGAAATGGAAAAGCTATGAGACGAAGAAACCTAACAGAATACGAAAAGCAGCTAATTTTTGAAAAATGGCAAGACCGTACACCAACAAAGGTAATTGCATTGGAAATGGGTGTAAGTTATATGTGCATTTATAACCAACTAAAGAAGCGTTACCTCGTTGGATAATTTAAAAAGTTTTATATTTGTGTATTGAATGGAACATTTGAGAGGTCGCAGCCTTGAATGTTTCATAGGTGTTACACCAACTGGCCCCATCGACTGCGACACGATAGGGGCCTTTTTCATTTTATGGCAAACAAATTTCTTTTGACAGAAAACCATTTGGTCAATTTCTATATTGAAAACAAAATGGTTCCTTACGAAAATCTTCAAAATCACAAAATCAATTATTTGAAAGAATATAAATTAGATTTTGAAGGAGAAAAAAGACGGATTGATTTATTAATTTTTAATAAAACTATTGAACGAATTGATTTAATTGAATTTAAAAATAAACCAATTGAATTAAGAGATATTTTTCAAATAGCTAATTATTATTACCTTTTTTTAAAAACCTTTCCAAAATATGAAAATTGTTCATATTGCCATTTAATTGGAAATGCTCCTCAATCAAGAAAAATTGATTCTTTGTTAACTGTTGGTTTTGACAGATTAAAGCTTTGGTATTTTTGGGCCTATAAGGATGGGATTGATATTTATGAGCAAGACAGAGAAATAAGTTTATTTAAATGAGCGGCTGGATCAAGTTACACAGGCAATTAAATAACCATTGGATTTGGGATAAACCCGAATATTTAAAATGGTGGTTGGATATTTTGATGCAAGCCAACATTGAACCAAAAAAGGTTTTAATAAAAAATCAGCTTATAGAAATTAACCGAGGTGAGGTAGTTTACTCATACGAAACGTGGGCGAATCGATGGAAAATTAACAAATCTAAAGTTTTGAGGTTTTTAAAAATGCTAGAAAAAGATTCAATGATTGTGTTAAAAAGCGAAACGGTTACGACACGGATAACTATCTGTAAATATGACACTTACCAAGGTGAGCGAAACGATAGTGAAACGCAACTGAAACGCAACTGGAACGCAAGTGAAACGCAAGTGAAACCAACTAAAGAATTAAAAGAATTAAACAATCAAATAATTTTAAATAGATATATTATAGAGGACGAGTTTTTTAAAGAATTACCAATGCAAATTCCTTTTGCTAGTCAATTAAAGACAATACACGAAATAAACGATTCACAGTTAGAAAAATATTTGACCGAATATTTAGCAGTAAATGAGGGTAAGGATTTTAAAACAATTCAAGACCTTAAAAGGGATTTTAACTATTTCGTCAAAAATTCAATTAATTTTCAAAGCAAAACAAAAAGCAATTACAACAAGCCAGCGGAAAAGTCAAAAACCTACAACGTTTTTGACGAAATTTATGAGGATTTACAAAAACAAAAACTTTTAAAAAATGGATGAGATAATTTTAACGCACCTCCGAAAAATGGAGTTTGTTTGCGGACTTAAACAATTTAAGGAATACAAAAAAGAAGAGGCAAACGAATTACTTGGCTGCCTAAGCAAGTTATTTGGCTCTTATGGCTGGATGACCGAGGACCGAGTAAATTACATTTTACACGCTGGAATGAGGGGCCAGTACGGCGATTTTTACCACGTTAACGAAAAGACAGTAAGCGTTTGGATCAATCAATATTATGCGCATCACCAAAGCCAAATCGTACAGGAGGTCCAAGCCTTAAACAACAAAGAAAAGGAGCCGACAAACGAAGAAATTGCGTACTGGATTGAAGTTGGAAAGCAAACGTTTCGAGATAATTACCAGGAGGCCAAAGAAACGGGAAATTGCAAGCACCTAGCCGACTGGGGGATGTACTGGTTTAACAAGTTCCAAGAGAAAGGAATTTTAAAACCTTGGGAGTTTAACGTTGAAGAAATAGAAAGCGACGTTAGAAGGGAATTGCGGTTAACCACGCGATATGTTGAAGAGTCAACAGTTGGCGCCAAGACAAAGAATAAGATTTGGAAATTGTTTATTTTACAGGCAATTAAGGACGATAAAAATTTAGATCAATTAATTTAAAAAAAACAACTATGAGCAAAATTTACGGCGGAAACGCAAAGCTAGTTCAAACCAGGTTTGGAGAAATTTGGAAAGTAAGCCAATCAAGAAAAGACTTGGAAGGACTTTTACAATACCTAAACGACAACGATGCTGAATGGGTAAACCTTGATATTAAGGAAAAGCCACAAATTGTGGAAGGCAAACCAACGCACTATTTACAAGTTTGGATAAAGGAAGCCGTACAAGTGGCAAACAAAAACGAGGGCAATTTTAAGCCGACAGAGAAACGCATTGTCGAAAACGATGACTTACCGTTCTAATGAAAAAAAATGATTTGTACGCAATCTTTGTGGCGTTAGTAGGGATTACCCTACTTGCGTTGCTAAAGGTTTCTAGTTTGCTGCTATTTATGGTTGCCTTGGCTTTGTGGACTTTGGCTTGGTCTTGGGTTTATAGCAAGTGTAAATGATTCAGTTTAAAATAAACGAAAAGCCTTTAAGCGTAAATTTAGCCTGGCAAGGTAAGCGGTATAAAACGCCAGCTTACAAAGATTACGAAAAGGCAATGCTTTTGCGTATGCCAGCATCCAAGGTGGACCCAGCGCAAATGCTTAGAGTTGAGTTTTTCTTTGGATTTAGCAACCAAGCCAGCGATCTCGACAACCCAGTTAAATTGCTTATGGATATCGCGCAAAAAAAATACGGCTTTAATGATAAAAATGTATTCGAGTTAAACGTTCGTAAATGCCTGGTCGATAAAGGCAACGAGTTTATACAAATGGGGATTTATAATTTATTGCCGTTTTAAACAAAAATCTAGTTTTTAACTTGTATTATTATCGGAATTCTATATTTGTCTAAAGAATAAGGAAATGAGCATTTACGAGGGATTATTTATACGAAAGGCACGCAAAGCCGCTGGTTACACCCAGGAGCAATTAGCCGACAAAATCGGACTGTCATTGGCTCCAATTAACCAGGTCGAAAACGGATGGGAGTCTATAAGCCTTAACAGACTTAGACAGATTTGCGAGGCAATTGGCCTAGAGGTTGTAATAAAAATTAAAGATGCCAAGAATACCGCCAGTTAAAACAGATTATTCGCTAGAGATTCGTTACCGACTAAGGGACGGACAATGGTCGCCTTGGTCCAACAAAGGCAAGGGTAAATTTGAATGCATAGAATTAGTGCAGCGACAGATTAGAACGCTGGCCGCGTCTTATCAGGGCCGAGAAAAAGAGGTGCGCTTCGAATGGAACGGCAAACTTTGCAGTTTTACAGGCGAGCCGACTGGGCAAACGATTTTATTAATGTAGTGATTTTGGGTTTGTTGATGTTTAAAAGGCTTGGGTTATGCTCAAGCTTTTTTTTAAAATTTAAAAAGATATGAAAATAAACAATTTAGGTTTTTGGGAGACAACCGACGCAACTGGTCACATTCACGATCTAAGCATTGCCGCCGCTTTGTCCAATTATTTAGCAGAAAAACAAGCTAAGACAGTTGTAGACTTTGGTTGTGGCATGGGTGACTATGCCAAAGCTTTTAAAGCTGACGGCTATAAGGTGGAAGCATACGACGGCAACCCAAATACCGAAACGCTAAGCGGTGGAATTGGCAAGGTGTTGGACTTATCTAAGCCATTTTATTTGGGTAAAAAGTTTGACGTTGTTTTGTCGCTGGAGGTTGGCGAACATATCCCAGCGGAATTTGAGCAGCAATTTATTGACAACATTACCAAGCACGCCAAAAAGCATTTGGTTATAAGCTGGGCAATTCAGGGCCAAGGTGGAAG